TGCTAACTGGGGAAACATAGCAAATACACTTAGTGTAACTTGCTTACAAGATGTTACTATTACAAATAGTACAGGAATCTATTCATACATTGATTTCTGTAGTGGTGATATGAACAAACTAACTACGCCAGCAGATAACGAAATCTCTGTGAACATGGTTATTGATGGTACTGTGTACTTTGGTACAGATCAAGTATCTCCAGCTACATCTACTGAGTATGGTGTTGCAGGATTGTCTAATAACAAAGTTGAAGTACAGTGGAAACTAGTATTGAATGGTGGCAATGCAACAGCAAATGCTTACTACTACGCTGGTCAAGGATACATTGCTTCACTAGCACCAACAGTAAGTCCTGATGCACCTGTCTGGGTGACACCAATGACATTAGCTGTTAACGGTTCAATGGTATCAGCAGTAAATCCTTAATCAATGATTAAGTAAATACAAGGGAGCATGTAACAGTGTTCCCTTTTTTATTAGAAAGAAACAAATGACACAACAAGAACAAGTATGGTACAAAACCAACGAAGAAAAATTGCGTAGCTTAATCGCTGACGAGGCAAAGATGATGCCTATGCTTGATAACATGCAAGCTACAATCAAACAACTAAAAGCAAAACAAACGTTTAGATTAGCTCTACTAAATCAACTATTAGAAGACCTAAACGAAAACGAATAAATACATTACAATAATTTAAAAGGAATAACAAATGAAATTATCTCAGCTTACAGCAAAACCCCAACTAATAGACGTTCATATTGATGACGAAGATACCATTAAAGAGTTTGGTGAACCAATCGAATTCTGGACATGGGATCGTCAGCCTATGGATGTGTTTATGAAACTAGCAAACGCAAGCGGACAAGATACTGGCGGTATCATTAGTGTTGTTCGTACATTAATATTAGATGATAAGGGTAAAGAGATCCTTAAAGATGATGCTATGCTACCAACACACGTATTGATGAAGGCAATTGCAAAGGTCACTGAACTACTGGGAAAGTAACAAAAGACACTATTGATCCTAACAGTGAAAAGATGGCAATGATACTGATGATCGATAGTTTAGGTAAACGTTATGGAATGTTACCTAGCGAAGTATTATTAAGAAGTAACACATTTGATTTGTACATTATGGATGCATCATTAACATTTGAGAATTATCATCATAAGAAAGCTATGAACAATGGTGTTGCTCCTGCTCCAGATTACTCAACAGATGAGTTGTTAACCATGTTCAATCAAAATAAGGATCAGTAATGTCTGTTACAATAAAAGACAATATCACTAAAAGCTTAAAGAATATTCAAAAGAATCTTAGTGTAGTACCAAAAGAAGCTTATAAAGAGTTTGTAGCAAATACACCTATTCGTAGTGGTAACGCTAGACGTAAGACAAGATTGCAGGGTAAAACGATCAATGCGGCATATGGATATGCTAAAAAGCTAGATGAAGGTTTTAGTAAGCAGAGTCCTGATGGTATGAGTAAACCAACGGAAGATTATATTAAACAGCGTGTAGCCGCAATATTAAGAAAGAAGTAAGATGGCAGATTTGAATTATACAATTGACATTAATGGCACACCAGCTGTTAACACGTTAAAAAAAGTTGAAACGCAAGTTAAAGCTGTCAATGATAGTTTTGCACAGTTAAAGAAAGCGATTGCCGGTATAGCGTTAACTAATCTTATAAGCAATACACTTCAATTTGCGGACGCAATGCAAGATGTTAGCGATGCTACAGGTATTGCTATTGACAAGGTTGCTGGTTTTGGTAGAGCAGTTGCGCTTAATGGTGGTACTACCAATGACGCTAATACAGCACTGTTAAAATTTAATGAGAATATAGGTAAAGCAGGAGATGGTGCTGTTAGCGCACAAGCTGCCTTTGCTAGTATTAATATATCATTAAATGATTTAAGAACATTAAGTTCAGAAGATTTATTTGTAAAAACGGTTGAAGGCATTGGTAAAGTAAGCGATCTTAGTGAGCAGGCAAGATTAAAAACAGAATTGTTTGGTAAGAGTTTACGCTCTACTAGTTTATCTGGCGTAAGTTCACAGTTTGCACAAGCTACTAAAGAAAGTCAAGCATATGCTAGTAGCATAAAAGCAGCCGCTGATTTACAAAACAAACTAGACTTTGCTTTCAAAACTTTACAAGCTAGCATACTAAAAACTATTGAACCACTAGCTAATTTTGTCAATAAGATGGATCCTGATCAAATACAAAAGATTGTAGATTCTATTGTACGAATTAGCGTTGCGTTAGGTGGCATTGCGGCCGCGGCAAAAGGACTACAATTATTAGGCACTGTAGCATTAGCTGTTGGAGGAGCCTTTGCTACATTAGCTGTAGCATGGGCAGTACAGTTTAGTAGATTCCAAGCGTTCTATTATACAGTTAAACAAGCACTACCAGTATTCGGTAAAGTTGGTGAAGCTATTTTTAAGATTGGCACTGCTGGTGGCACATTAGCTGGCACTGTTGTAGTGTTGACTTCAAAGCTTGAAGGCGCTTTGTTTATTCTTAAGAATATTGGTAAAGTCATAGCGTTATTTGCTACTAGATTCTTGCCGGCATTACTAGGTCCTATAGGTCTTATATATGGTGCGTTTGAAGCAGTTAGACTAATAATTCAATCAGCTTTTAACCGTGACATAGTTGATGAGTTTACAGGTGCTGTAAGTTCAGCTTACAACAAAGTTAAAGGATTATTTGGTTTCAAAACGGATACACCAAATCAAGCTTCATATGATGAAACTGATAGACTTAAAAAACGATATCCTGTGCCGGTAATGGGAGGCGAAGATAGAGAAGTTACTAGCGGAATAGCAAAACAGATAGAAGAAGTACAAAAGATTACTCAAAGCTTCAAAGAACAGAATAAGCAGACTAATATTAAATTAGCACTAGAAGCAAGTTTAGTATCATTAACTGAGGATCAACGTGAAGTAATTCAAGGCATCTACGATCTAGAAGAAAAAAGAGTAGCCGCAATAACTCAATTAGAAGATAAGTTAAAAAACTTAACTCCCGATGAAAAGAAGCTAGGATTAGCTAAAGAAATTACAGCACAGATTGAAGCAGTAAACAAAGAGTATGGTGTACAGCAGGGGCTAGTAGTTGCTAATATTGAAGCTTTACAATCCGCAAAAGCAGTGGAGCAAGCTAGAGTAACCACGCTTGAATATATAACTCAGCAAATGCAGAGACAGCAAGATATTGCTGGAGTAACTAGCGGAGTGTTTAGTAGTATACAGAAACAGATTGCTGATATTGAGTTTGGTAAAGAACAAAAAGGCAGAACAATATTTCAACAGCAAGAAGAACAAATCAAACGCAATATTAAATTGCTAGAAATTGATATGGCTAACGCTGTAACAGAAGCGTTTACTACTGAAGATGGAATTGGTAATGTTGAGCAATATGGCATTGAGTTGAAAAAAGTATATGCATTGACTGAACAGTTGAAACAAGCACAACTAAGTGAGTTAGAGATTAGTAATCAATTTGCTACTGGTTGGACAGATGCTTTCAACAAATACATCGATAGTGCAACTAATGCCGCTACTATGGCAAGTAATGCATTCAATAGCATTACCAGCAATATGAATAGTGCTATTGATAACTTTGTAGAGACAGGTAAGTTTAGCTTTAAAGATTTTGCAAGAAGTGTTATTCAAGATTTGGCTAAAATTGAATTAAAGAAACAAGCGGCACTTGCCATGAGTGGGGCAAACTCATTATTAGGATCATTGTTCGGTGGTTTCTTTGCAGAAGGTGGTAATCCTCCAATCAACAAGCCTAGCATCGTAGGCGAGAATGGTCCTGAATTGTTTGTACCAAAAACAGCAGGTACAATTGTACCTAATGGTGGTAGTGTTGCTAATGCCGCACAAGGCAACACATACATTACAAATAACATTAGTGCTATTGATGCCAAATCAGTCGCACAATTGTTTGCTGAAAATCGCAAAACATTATTTGGGTCAGTGCAAATGGCACAAAAAGAATTAAGTTATGGTAGATAAGGAATAAAACATGTCAGGTTTACAATCAATATTAAATTACTGTAATGGTCTACAAATAGATAGACGCAAAGTAGTTGGCATACAGTACACACGAAATGAAATACCTCGTGTAAGTCAAACACCAACAAGAAATCCATGGAAGTTTACATTAGATATGCCTAATCGATATCGCTACAATGAAGCACGTAGTTTAATGGAACAGCTTGATAATTTAGATAGAATTACACCACAAGTAATTACATTTAGCAATCTTCCTCAACTTAGTTGGATGTTTCGTTATCAAGGTGCAATGACTGTAGCACAACGTAATGCTATTACTGTTACTAGTTTTGTCGGCAATCAATTAGTATTAGGTAACTTACCAGTAGTACCAAGCACACGTGTGTTATTTGAACCTAATGATTTAATACAGATTGGTAATAATTATTATCCATTCACTAGCACAACACAAATATTGCGTGGAACTAGTGGCACGGTTACAGTCACAACTAACAGACCAAACAT